AATAGCGTTTTACTCCAAAGTTATCTAAAAATGTAATAGCTTTATGAAAAGTATCTAAAATCTTATCTTCTTTTACATTATCAGAATTAATATAAGGAGTTATCATCCAATCGTATCTATACATATAAGCCATGTATCTGCACAATCTGTTATAAATTCCACTTGTTTTATAGAAATAATTTGAGATTTCTCTCATTAATTCATAATTATTTCTATCTATTGCATCTAATATTGTCTTTTTATCTGCTAGTCTAGGATTTTGCTTATGCAAAGAACCTAAGTCTAAAACAGCATCTTCTAAAGTCTTTGCGCCCACTTTGATTTTAGAAAAATCAATAGGCATATAAGTTTGAGAATAAACATCATCTTGGGTGTCAATAGCAGGGTTCATAGTAAAGCCTTTTTTCTTTATCTCTTCTTTTCTATTAATCATTTATTTTTTTAGACACCTCTACTTTCTTGTATAATAGTAATATTAATCTCCACTTAATATATAATAAGCGTTCATAATATAATCATAATCAATTTTTCCTTCATCATAATAAGGAATTGCCAATAAAATTATATTATGTTTTCGACAATATTCTCTCTTTTGCATATCATTAAATTGTTGTTTCCTTAGTCCTGAGGAACCCCCAAACTTACTTTTTGCTTCATAATGTTGAATTCCTTGAAATTCAATTAAGAAATCTAAGTCTCCATTATCATCAAAAACAGCGAAGTCAAAACGTAAAGGTCTGCCAGATGAACTTACTAAGTCAGGAAAAGAATATTCTTCTTGAAAACTTAATCCAGCTTCACTAAGCACATCTGCTATTTTTATCTCTCCACGACTTGCGCGCATATCTAACCTCCTCTATACACTAAGTCTTTTCTAAGAATATATTATTTTCGTTTTAATCAAATATTTTGAATTTGCCCAACTATCCTAAGAAAAGAACACCATTTCTGAAATATTTCTTTTTTTCTTTTTCTTTTTTCTATCTTCTTCCTGCTTAATATAATATAGTCCATATTCAAAAGCAGAAAATTTATCTTTTTTAATACCTCTATTCGACTGCTTCAAGATAATATTTACGCCCTCATTTTCTTCAACTAGATTTAACATCTGCTCTCTCAAAATAGTTGTTAATGTGAAAGGTTTTAATTGTTCAGCTCTTTTATCATTATCCATATTTTGCCCTGCTTTAGTTGACATTAATTTTATTTTTGCTTGGCCTTCGTCTATCAATAACTTAATTTTTCCACTAGCTAATTGAGTTTGAACATAAGTGTGCGCCTCTGTATTTATTGAGGCGTTAGCTTTTATTAAATATAAAGCATCATTTTCAACTTCTGGTCCTTTTATTTTTTTATATAATTCAAGAGTATCTTCTGAAGTTCCTCCTTCTACCCCGAATGGAGGTAATTCATCTCCAGTTTCAGGATCTATCTGACTTTTTGTCATAAAATCTACTAGACCTATACCTAAACCATTGGCATCAAGAGAGATAATTCTAGCTTTATATTTATAATATAACCTTTTTAAATTCATTGCTTGAACTTCAAAATCTTCTGCATCATACGTATAAATATTAACTAAAGTTTTTAATGAAGCTCCTTGTACTTGCGGAGTTACTTTAAAGACACAAACTTCTGTCGTACATCCAATACGACCAACGTCTACTCCTAAAACATAATAAGCTGATTTACTGCTTCTTCCACTGTATTCATATTCTGGTTGCAATAGCACTCTATGTTTATCAAATTTTTCTGCGCTAAAGAATGCATTTTCCGCATCTCCGCTTCACTCAGATTCATATTCACGCGCGAATGAACTATCATTATATGTTCCATCTAATTTTAGTTCTTCAATAAATGACTTTTTAAGTAACTTTTCCATAACTGGAACGCGCCATGTTCCTCCTAGAACGACAGCTTCCGCAGGTTCTATAATTTGCTGAATAAGTATTTGAATTAACTTTTCATAGGCAAATGAATTTTTCCATCCCGCAGTAGTAACATAAATTTGAGACTTATTAATAACTTCTTCTTCGATACGACTACCATCAGCAAGACGTCTATCTACGTTCATTGTGGGAATTATTACTTCGTTCAAAAGAGTCTGGTCAATTAAAATACACTCTTCCATCAAACCACCTGTTGCACGTTTACCTCTTGAAGATTGTTGTGCGGCTATAATGTCTAATTTACTGCCATTCTTAAATAGATATTCAACCATATTTTTAGACGCTTTTGTAGCCCCTCTAGTTCAATCTATTTCATTTTTTAAACCAGGAATTAATTTACATAATTCTTCTGCTTTTTCTCTTGCTATTCCCGCAGCCTGCTCTTTACCTCCTGTAGTAACAAATAAATGCGCGCCTGGAAATAAAACGCATCTTAACATTAGTATTAAAACTGATAAAAACGATTTAGAATAGGCACGAGGGAAAGTAGCATAAGCGTATCTATGTCTCATAACTGCTCTTAAGAACAATCGCTGATAAAAATATAGTTGAAAATTTTCAGGATTATTTCCGCATAAAAATTCAACAAACATATCTGGGTATTCGCGCCAATAGGCAATATACTGTCTTATAACAGGTATTTGCGCCTTAATTCTTTCCTCTGATATTCCTGTCTTTTTTGTGTTTTTCGAAAGAGACAATTCCATTAAATCTGCTAATGCCATTATTCATCACTCTCTTTCTCATATAACTTTTTATCTTGTTCTTTTTGTTCAGCTACACTATTATAGAATTCTTCATAGTCTTCATCAATAAGTTGTTGCTCATCTTCTGGTAAAGCTGCGCTTTCATTCATTTCCTTTTGAATTTGTATTTTCTTTAAAGCATCTTCTATCTGTTGTCCAAAACCTAAATCTTGAGTAACTAATTTTTTTAGATAATCATTCATATCTTTTAATGTTAAATCTACTTTATCTTGTGGTATGTCAGTAGCATATCTAGGAATAAATCCATCTCTTTCACATATAGCAACTAATTCTCCAATAGAATCAACATAATCATTTTTTTCTTCTTTATTTTGCGCGGCCGTAAATTTCGCACTCTTACGTAGTGATTCAGAAACTTTTGATAATTTTTGGAATCCTTCAATATCTGCGCTATCTATATATTGATTCATTTTTAAATTTGTCTTACAGATAAGAATTAAAGTATTGATTGTATCTGCATCTTGAATATCAAAAGATTGTTCCATTTCTTTATAAGTCTTTTCTAGTTCAATCCATTCTCTTGGCTGATACATAGTTCCTCATTTCATTGCTAAATAAGTTTTATCTTCATCTGTTAAGTCATCTGCGGGGTTAGGTAAATCAGTTTGTTGCATTCCACTTGTTTCATAGAATGGATTATTTGCGCCAATGCTCCCGGCTAAAACTCCTGGCATCTGTGCTGCCGCCTGTAATGGAACAGAAGTCATAGTTTTATATTCAGCTTCAGAAATTTCTCCATTTTCATATTTTTCTTTTAAATCCTCTTGGTTCTGTTGACTTCTTAAAACTAATACTTTTTGCTTTTCCTCATTAAGTGTTTGTAATTTTTCTGAATCTGCCCAACAATAGTCTTTCCATTGTTTTAATTTCATTTTAGATAGATATTTCCCAAATACAGACATTCCATTTAAGTTTGGATTTTTAGCAAAAGCTCTATCTCTTAAGACATTTCATTCTTCTGGAACGTATGGAACATCCATTTTTTCTAAAATCCATGTAAAAGTATCTGGATTAAAATTATCAATGTGCATAGTTAAACATTTTTTGCAAAGTTCTGTTTTAGACCCGTCTTTATATTGATAGAACTGGTCCTCTTTCATCGCCCTGCCGCATTTCTCGCATGTATACATATCCATAACTTTTTAGTCTCCTTTTTTCTTATTTTTACTGTTTCGGCAAGCTTTGCAAATACTATAAAAACCATCTTTGCTTGTCTTATTAATTGAAAAAAAGTAATTATGGGCTAATTTGATTTCCCCACACTTTGAACATTTTTTTCATTTTCCATATTCTTTGGTTGTATAATACCACATTAAATAATCTTTTTTAGCTTGTTCTGCCAATAGCTTTGGAATTTTATTGCGCCAAAGAGAAGATAGATATTCTACTGAATGTTTAATTCCATACTTTGCGTCTATTAATAATTGTATCTCTACGTTTTGTCGCCCATCTATTTTATAAATAAGTAAATCATAATACAGAGGATAATTGTCTCTTAATGTTTTTTCTATTAAATTATCTAAATCCTCCATCA